TTCCGATCTAAGCAGACACCGGAAGCAGAATCCGGTGACATCGTTGTTGCAAAAGTGAATGGTGAAGATGCCTGTTGCAAAAGGTACATCAGACACACTGATGGAATCGTTCTGCAGTCCTTCAATCCGCTGTATGATCCGATGTACTTCAGTGCCGCTGAAATTGAACAGAAACCAGTGAAAATCATCGGTGTCGTTGTGGAAGTCCGTGCAAAACTGAAATGACCAAGAACAAGGAAGAACACCACCAAGAACAGGGAACAATGCACTGTTTATCTGGATTCTCGGACACGTTGTTCTTCGTGTTCTTTGTGTTCTTGGTGAATCACTCTTTTTATAGATTAGAAAATGTAAAGACTGCAGATAGAAAGAAAATAAGAAAATATATAGTAATAGAAAAGCATCGAACACCAAGAACAACCAAGAACAAAAGAAGACCCGCTGACGGCAATCAGCAGGTCTTCAGAAAGGAATTTAACCATGGAAGGTCAATTCCACCAAGCAGGAAAATTATATCATGACCTTTCCATGGAACGCAAGAAAGGAAGGGAAGGTCGTGAAACTACCAAATGGATTTGGATCCGTTTACAAACTGTCTGGAAACAGAAGAAAACCATATGTTGCACGAAAGACCACCGGATGGACTTTCGATGAAAAGAGGGGGAAATCTTATCCTGTTTATGCATTCATCGGATATTTTGCAACACGGAAGGAAGCACTGACTGCACTGTCCGATTATAACAAAGATCCGTATGACCTGAAGCACGACACCATCACCTTTGAAGATCTCTATCAGAAGTGGTCGGAAGAAGCATATCCAAGAATGAAACAGGAAAGTCTGAATGCATACAAAAGAGCATATAGAAACAGCGTCAAACTTTATAAAATGAAGATGGTGGACATCAAACTGGATCACCTGCAGATGACTGTGGATGCTTTGAACAAGAATTACCCCACACTGAAGAAAATGAAAACCCTATATGGTCAGATGTGGGAATATTGTGTCAAACATGAAATCCTGTCCGCTGAAAAAAGGAACATGATCAAATATCTGGATGTAACCAAGACAGGGAATCCGAACAAACTTGACAGATCACCGTTCACAACCAAGGAAATCAAGAAACTGTGGTCTGTGATGAATGGAAACGAAAGATATCAGATCCCACTGTTCCTGATCTATACTGGACTAAGAATCAGCGAATTTTATAACGTGAAGAAGGAAGATGTTCACCTGCAGGACAGATGGATCATGGTCACTGAATCCAAGACGGAAGCAGGGATCCGTGAAGTCCCCATTGCGGAAAAGATCGTTCCCATCGTTGAACACTGGATGACCAAGGATTCTGATTATCTGTTTTGCAACACAAACGGAAACAGACATCAGGATTCCACCTTCAGGGAATCATGGTGGACACCCATGATGGAAGACCTGCAGATGAAACACCGTCCCCATGACACAAGACACACTTGTGTGTCTCTGCTGACAGAAGCAGGTGTGGATGAACGCATCATCCGGAAGATCGTTGGACACAAAGGACAGGGTGTCACGGAAGTTGTGTATACACACATTGACCTTCCGTCCAAGTTGGAAGCGATAAACAAGATATAAAAAAGAAGACCACAGGATCCTGTCCTGTGGTCTTTCTCTGTGTGGTGATTCAGAATTTGTGAACCAGTGTTCTGATGTGAAGTTTCTGGATGTTGTAACCACCTGCATAAATACTTTCAACCTTGGCCGTTCCTTCTGTTCCCTTGACCAGTCCGTTGATGCAGATCCCTTCCCATTCATTTGCACTGCTGAGATGCAGGTTGCAATCCGTCACTTCCTTGCAGATGTCCTTCACCCTGTTCCAGAGGTTCATGATCAGGTTCCCCGCAAGCTTCACATTCTGTTTGTGGGTGACCTCTGCAGGTTCACGCATGAAGTCGATATTGGTGTAGCTGTATTTCTGACAGAACTGTCTGTATCCAAGTTCGTCATATTTCTTCCGGAAGAAGATCTTCCGTTCTGCATCGTTCTTGTCAAAGTTGGTGATCAGCATTTCTTCATACTGCTTCAGGACTTCCGGAATGTTGTCCTTCTCGCTGTCCTTCTGGATCTGTTCAGCAAGCTTGACTTCCCACTTCTGAACAACTTCCTTCTTTTCAAGGATCGCTTTCTTGGTTCTTTCAACATCGTCCTGTGCGTTATCCAGATCACACATCATCCAATAGCAGTCATGATGTTCCGGTGTTCCGTACTTCTGATGTCTGTCACCGTCCGGATCCCATCCCCTTGCGGTGATCTGATCCCTGATCTTCTGTTCCTTCTTGATGTACTTCTGAAGAAGTGCTTCCTTCTTGGTCACAACTTCCTGCGCTTTCGCAAGTCTTGCTTCAATGTCCTGTCTTGTCATGGTGTTCTTCCTTTCTTTCATCGCTTGGTGGTTGTATGTGATGAATCCCTTCATCATGTCAAGTATAGCACTCATTGGGTGTCAGCACAAGCATATGTTCATCATTAAGGAAAATATTTCTGCTGAATATTTTCTCTTTTTCTATTGAAAACACACTCAGCAGGTGTTAAACTTGACATGATGAATAAAATCATCACATCGAAAAAGCATACCACCAAGCGAAGGAAGGAAGGTCACCATGGCAAGCATCACAAGTGAAATCAAAGCATCACAGTGGTCTGTAAAAGCGGAAGAAATCATCAAGAACAGCACCCTTTCAGAACTGAAGAACTTCATCCTGAACAATGGTGAAGTTGAAGAAGATCCTGATGAAGAAGGAAGAATCCACGATGGAAAAGAAAACCTGTGGGGAAAGACTTACATGATCACTGCAGAAGGTTTTCATCATGATGAATTCTTCATCACCAATGAAGGAAGGATCTTCTTCCTGATCTCCCTGAATCATCAGGTGGAAATCATTGATGATCCTGACACCTTCAGCATTTGGGAAGGTCACATGGATGACTTCCGCAAGAAAGTCAAGGCCGTGGAAAACAAGTGCAGGAAGTACGGTTGTGATTTCTCTTATGAAGAAGTCGGTGAAGAATTCAAGGATGTCCCCACTGGTCAGACGGATCCCTTCACAGGGAAGCAGATCAGCGTCAAGTGCAGGTTTATCATTGTCCGGTGTTCCGGAACCGCAATCATCAATAATTGGGAATTCATCGCAAGTGTCGAACACACATCTGCAGGAAACATCTTTTCCAAGGGACTGACCACTGTTGAAATCCCTGTCCGATACAGAACAGCACCCTGCACCTGTGAACACTGCAAGACCAACCGGATCCGGAAGGATACCTTCATCATCCGGAACACCAAGACAGGGGAATTCAAGCAGGTCGGAAAGTCCTGTCTGCGAGACTTCACCAACGGAATGTCCGCTTCCGGAATGGCATGGTATGCATCCATCAAGAACATCTTCACGGAAGTGGAAGAAAGACCTGTTTCCGGTTGGTCTTGGCATCAGAAGTTTTACAGCACCAAGGAAGTCCTTCAGTTCACCGCTGAAACGATCAGACATTTTGGATACCGCAAGACGGACAGTCATGGTGTGACCACAAAGGATCTGATGACAAGATTCTTCAACTTCACCCACGGTGAAACAAAGTATTGGGAAAAGGATTTCATCAGCGAAACAAGAAACCTGATGACCACGGTTGGATTCAATGCGGACAGTCCGGAAGCGGTCAGAATGACGGAAGATGCACTGAACTGGATCAGCAGTCAGGAAGCGGTCAACGACTATATGCACAACCTGAAAACAGTCTGCAGTATGGACACTGTTCACAGTGGTCGGTTTGGTCTTCTGGTCAGTCTTTTCCCCACTTGGAACAGGGAATTGGAACTGCAGGAAAAGAAGCGCAGGGAAATGGAATTGGGAAAGAATTCCAAACATGTCGGACAGGTTGGTGACCGTGTCACGGTGGATGTTGAATCCGTCAAGTGTGTCACATCTTGGGAATCCAACTTTGGATATTATCCCACCACCACATACATCTGGAAGATCACAGGGAAGGATGGAAACATCTACATTTGGAAGACCACCAAGACCATGAATGAAGATCTTCCACCTGCATCCATCAAGGGGACGGTCAAGGAACACAAGGTTTTCAGGGATGTCAATCAGACAGAACTGACAAGATGTAAGATAGCATAATCCACCAAGCACAGTGCAGGGGACACACAGTCCCCTGCAGGAAGGAAGGTCAATCATGTTGGTAAGAATCAAGAACAAAGGAAGTGCAAGGAAGAAATTCCGTGAAGGGAAGACAATCATCCTGTTCCCTTCCAAAGCGAACATCAACAGTCCATGGTGGTGCGGTGGTGTTCCGATCAGCAGGGAAATGAACGACACCTTTGATCACTTGGTCAATTAATTCGAATGGTATCACTGTAACAGTGAAACTGGATACTATACACACTTTTACATGGAAGGGGAAGAACAATGAAACTGGAAGAACTGAAGAAACTGAAGAAGGGGACACCAATCATCTCCTATACAAAGGATCATTTCTATGAAGGAACCTTTGAAGGTCTTTCCGTTTCCGTGTCATACGGATACTGCAGATCCATCCAAGAAGCAATTGATGCTTTTGCATCCGGTAAAGGACGCAAGACAACAGATGTGGTCATTGTGGTTGACGGTGTCAGACATCATGTGTCACCAAGAAGTGTGAAGGTGATCAGGAAGGGAAACCGATGAAGACGGTGAAGACATACATTGTGCTGTGGGAAGACGATGACATGAACATCCATCAGGAATACTTCCAAGCGTTGTGTGCAACGGACGCTGTCAAGTATCTCGGTATTCCGGAAGACAAGGTTCTTGAAGTTGCTGTGGTATTGAAGAACTGGAAGGGACGCAAATGACCAAAGAAGAATATGACCGACTGCAGGACAAGTTGACTTGGAAACTGGAACAGAAAAAGAAGGATCCCTTCTATGGTGGGAAACGCTTGGAAGGTTATGAAGAAGCAATCCTTGCAGTCAAATCCATGTTGCACAACGAAAGGAAGAAAGATGACGATTAAAGAAGCTAGGGAAGAAGCAGGACTGACACAGAAGCAGGTGCAGGAACTCATTGGTGTTCCGATCAGGACACTGCAGAATTGGGAAGCAGGGATCCGTGTCTGTCCACAGTATGTGGAAGATCTGATTGTTGAAAAACTGCTGTCTCTGAAAGACAAACCGTGTTACTAACTTGTTTCTATCCTGTTACTAACCGACCGAAATTCAAACAAGCGGACATGAAAAAAGACCACAGGAATCCAGTGTTCCTGTGGTCTTTCTGCTGTAAAAAACTATTGTCCAGATATTTTTATGCGGTCGTTTTCCTGCATAAATCAGTGCTTTGTTTCTATCGTGTTACTAACCTGCAGGATCTGGTTGATCTTCACCTGCACTTCATCATACCACGAACCAAGGAATTCTTTGCGCAGATCACCGGATCCCGCATGTCCCGCAAGGACAAACTGCGCAACTGCAAAAACAAAGTCAGAAGGATTCTTCATCAGATGATTCACCATCTTCTGAATCATGTCGTATCTGGATCCAAGCAACTTCTTTCGGATCTCACCGGATCCATATTCACCATAGATCACGGACACTGCAAGGTCAGTCAGCGTCCGATCCGGTCGGATAGCGTCCGGAAGAACCACACATCTTGTTCCCATCCATCCAGACCATGATCCATAATTTCCGGTCGGTTTGTTTTTGCTGTCTACGGTGAACTTGAACTTGTAATTCCCTGTCTTGGAACAGATGAATCTGCTTCCGGAATCATACAGAATCACGGAACCGTCTTCCAGAACTTCACCGACCACTGCAACATGTCCCCACTTTGTCCACTTGGATGGATTCATGGTGGTCACCGGATTCCGGAAGAACTGGACAAGGTCACCCACCTGCAGTGAATGGATGTTGTGGGTGACTGGATAACCGGATCTGATCATGGCCTTGAAATCACAGGAATTCCGCATCTGTCCGGTCTTTCCAAACAGACCTGCCTTGAACAGCAGGGAATCCATCCCATAATTGCAATTTGTGGTCTTGGATTTTGTGGTCTTTCCACACAGATCATCAATCCGTCCCCAATTGCATTTCCCCTTCTTTCCGTTCACATAGAACGGATAACCACCACACCAATGATGATAATTGGTGTCGTTGTCATAGTCAAATCCATAGATGGACATCAGTCCAAAGGTGTATTCACCGACATTCTGGAACCCCTTGACGGTGTCCACCGTCCCTGTGAAGTCCTTCAGATCCTTGAAGACACCACCAAGGGAATCCAGATAATCGGAATATGATTTCACCTTGGTGCTGTAGTTGGTGCAATCGAAATCAGCTTGGTGTGCTTTGATAATCGCATCTGTAGACATTGGATCACCCCCTTCAGGACAGCAGTTCATTGACCTTCTTCTGGACAGCGGTTGGATCATAACCTGCAGACTTCAGTCTTCTGGTTCTGTCATCACCGTTTCCCCACATCCCTGCAATGACTTCCCTTGCGAGAACATCCACGGACTTGGTGTTCTTGGTCTTGGTCTTCAGAAGGTCGTTGACCTTCTTCTGGACTTCAGTGGGATCATAACCTGCTTTCTTCAGTCTGCTGATCCGGTCATCACCGTTCCCCCACTTGCCGTTGATCACTTCCTGCGCAATGGTTGACACGGACTTTTTGGAAGGTGTTTTGGTCACTGTTGCGGTGGACTTGAACTTTGGAACACCAAATCCACGGATGTATCTTCCGTTGACGATCAGATTCCTTCTTCCGACATAACCGGATCCCATATTACCCTCGATGGTGTGGATGTTGGTTCCGTCACAGGATTCAACGATTGCAACATGGTCGGAAAAACCAGTGTTGTCACCCTTTCCGGAATCATCCCAATCATAGAAAAGAATTTCACCTGCAGACGGAACATGGTTGTCAGCTTCCACCCACGATCCAATCTTTTTAAACAGGTTGATCATCCGTTCACACCCACATTCTGTGGGGATAATCTTGGTCAGTCCTGCTTTGATTGCACATGCAGACACGAATGTTGCGCACCATTCATCGGTGTAGCGCACACGGTATCCCATCGCAAGCGGTTTGTGTGCGTTGTATGTGTCGATGATCTTCCGGAAGGAACCGTCACCTTCATTGCATCCGATCCACGATTTGGCCTGATTCAAAAACTTCTGTCTGTCTGTCACTGTCTCCACCTTCACTTTCCCAAAATACCAGTTCATGTCAACGTTGGTTTTGATTCCGTTGACCTTCCCTGTTCCGGAATACTGATGAATGTCACAAGGATAAGCAGGATCACCACTGGTCGGATGTGCTAACCAGAAGACACGATTTCGGAAGACAGCAGGATCATACATGTTCTTGTAATAGTCCCTGTTCGCATAGATTCCGGATCTGTATCCTGCTTTTTCCACTTCTTCACAGAATGCTTTGGTGTGCGCAATGCACTGCAGTCTTCCAAGGTGTACACCCTGCGCTTTTGCTTTCTTTACAGTGTCATATTCGAAATCAAAAAAGATGATGGTGTCCTTGGACAGTCCTGCTTTCTTGACATTCTTGATGCATGACCGTGCTTCTTCTTTTGCCTGATCCGTGTTCAAGGCATAACTGAAATGATAAACACCAAGGATGGGGATCCCAACCTTGGTGCAACCTTTCACGTTCTCAAAGAACCAGTCATCCGGAACGAACCTTCTTCCCTCTCTCAGAATGATGAATTCGATCCCTGCTTTTTTGACCTTGTCAAAATCAATCTTTCCCTGATGTTCCGAAACATCAATCCCTTTGATTTTCCCCATGATCAACCCTTCTTTTTCGGTGTCTTGTAAGTCAGCGCAAGATCACTGTCAGACAGTCCTTCAGTGGTCGGATCAGTCAGCGCATTCCAGACGGACAGCACCACAAGTCCAAGAACATATGGATTTGATACCGCACCAATCAGAAGATCACCAAGGGTCTTCCAAGTGGTGATGTCCTGCATGGTCAGTCCTGCATATGTCAGAATAGGTGTCAGAACAGACAGGATGATCTGCACGATGAACACAGGATTCTTGAACCTAACATTCCAGTTAATCTTCATTGTCCTTCCTTCCTTTCAGTTCACCGATCAGATTGAACGCCGTCTTCATGTCTCTTTCCAGAACGACCACCCTTGTGTCCAGTGCTTTCAGGTCACGATTTAAAGACTTGATGTCCGACCGTGTTTCATTGGTGGTTGCACAGACCTGATCCAACTTCATGTTTGCTTTCAAGACACCTTCCTTGATACCGGAAATTTTGTCTTCTTCTTCCTTCAGATCCTTTTTTTCATCATTCCGTCCGTTGCGCAGATATGTCAGAACACACACCACCAAGGACAGAAAACTGATTGACCAAGGAATCCAGTTCATGCCAATCACCCCCTATCAGTTCCCCTGTGCGATGTACACACCGTTGATGTATACCTTCATTCCGCTTGTCAGCTTCAGATTTGGACTTCCGACATTTATTGTTCCGTATCCTTCAATTTCATCTGCCCACGTTGCAAAAGCAGGTAAAAGATACCGCTTTTCCTGTGGTGTGGTCACCACACAAGAAAGTGGTGCATAATCATGAAGGGGTCTCAATCCTGCACCAAGTTCCGCAAATTCTCCTGTGTAGTTATTCAGATGATCGTATGTCGTTGTCATCGTCACTTCTATGTCAACAAACACGATGTTTCCGATACGGTATGTCCCACCGTCCACCGTTCCTTTCTGTTCAAATCCTGTTTTAACATTGGTTCCGGACGGCAATGCAGGTGTGAACACAGGTGCAAAAGTCACGTTGTCCAGTTCGTTTTTGATCTTGGTGGATGACCATGTGGAATCTGTTGCGGTGGTATCATCTTTGATTTTCGCCGCATCCAGTTCAGCAATCTTTGCGTTGATCTGCGCTTTGAAATCAGAAATGTCCTGCACATGATTTCTGACCTTGATGGTGCTTGTGTTCCCATCAACATCCGTGATGGTGTATGTGTCATATGTTCCATCAGAAGATGTCAGTTCGATCTTCTGGATTGCGGATCCATTTGTGACCACAAAAGATGTGGTGTCAGATCCCACGGTGATATCCACCCTTGTTCCGCTGTCAACAGGTGTTGCGGTGATCACCGGACGGATTCCTTCTGATGCATCCTTGTAGCACTGTTGGATTGCATCATGAATGGACTGTCTGACATCTTCACCATATACTGCAGTCATTATGTCTTCCAGATATGTATCAATAGCAGACATGTATTCCCCTTTCTTTTATGCGTTTTCAAGTGCTTCAACCCTTCTGACCAGATCAGCAAAAGCAGAAGCAGTGACGGATGTTTCTGACAGCTTGTCCCATGCGGATCCAGACCAGACATAATCCGCACCAGTGTCCGTCATGTTGTAGACATCGCCCACATCCGCACCGGAAGGAAGACTGGAAGTGTCCCCTTTGTAGTGCATGGACGCTGTCAACCGTTCATTCAGTTGGGTCTGGAATGCTGTGAATTCAGCGTTTGAAACATAGTTGGAAGCGATGTCCACGGCAATACTGGACGCTGTTGCGGACGCTGATTCCGCTGTGTTGACAGCGGACATTGTCTGCTTGGAATCCTCCACCTGCTTGTCTGTCAGTGCCTTGAATCCCACACCAAAGGTGTATTCTGTTTTGGACGGATCTTCCAAAGCATGTTTTATTTTGGTGCAGAAAAAATAGGTGTCCAGACCATGCGGATCAGACACGACCCTGACCATGTCACCAAGGTGGATCCGCTTCACGTTGACATCCAGATAGTGCAGATCCACCGCTTTGATGGACAGCGTCACGGACATTTCAATGTTTGCGTTCAGCAGTTCCTTCCCCTTGGTCATTAGATTCCGGACATTGGTGACATCATCCCATGTGTAGGAATTCACGATCCGACCGAACAAGCGGACAGCGGTGGGATTCTCAATAAAATCCATACCATCGTTGATTGGTTTGATGGTCAGTCTTTCTTCACTGTCATCCAGTTTTGCACCAAGTGGGACAAGGACGGTGAACAGGTTTTCAGCAGTGATGTGTTCACTGATGTCCAGAAGATTCTGACCAAAGCGGATGATCTGATCAGATATGTTCCCATAGGTGTATTTGTAATCCAGATACCAAGTGTTCTTGGTATATCTCGGAATCAAATATCCACCAAGACTGTTGACCAGTTTTTCCGTGATCTCATTCAGCGTTTTTGGATAAGCGGATGAAGACCTTGGAAGATAATCATTCGGATCCGTGACCGTGACCTTTCCCAACTGGAACTGTCTGTCCGCATTCACCTGCGCATTGTGCTGATCCAGATACATTTTGAAAGTGTCATACACACTTCCCTTGGATTCATATGGCCTGACCACACTGTCCAGAAGGAAGGACAGGTGTCCTTCACAATAGACGGATCTCTGATGATAGAAATTCTTTTCATCATGCAGGATCCGTCCCCTCCAAATTTCTTCACCGTCTTCCTTGATTGTGATGGTGGTCTTCAGTTTCTGCAGTGTGGAATAATGCTTGTTGGATTCCGGAAGGACAAAAGACAGACTTCCAGACTTGTTCACTTCTTCTTCAAATGCGATGGAGTATGCAAGCAGGTCTTTGTCTTCTGTCCCCTGATACCAAAGAAGGTCACCGTCTGCATAGATTGCAATCATAAGCTTCCCCCTCTGAAATTGACCGTGATGGTTCCTGTTCCTTGGAAGCGGAAGGTGTGTCTTCCTTCACGGATGATGAATTCCGGATCCTTGTATGTTCCATTGGGAAGGTCAAACCACTGGACGGAACCGGAAGAACCATATTCCCCATGCACACGGAATCCCTTTCCGGTGCTGTTCACAGTCAGTGTGGGGATGGTCGGTTTCCGTGATCCGATCAGATCCACTGTTGTGTCACCGTTGATTTCTATGGACGCATAGTTTCGAATGACCCCTGTTTCAAAATTGAATGGATCCCACTTCCAAGGTTCGATGGAAGAAATGACTTCATACTTCCACGGATCCAGATCATAATCAATCACAAGGTCTGCTGTCTTCTTGGAAGATTTCCAGTTGTTCAGCGCAAAGCGTCCATAATAGTAATAACCGCTGTCCTCATCCAGAATCATCCGCATCTTCTGTCCATGCAGATAATTCTGGATGTTGGACTTCAGTCCATTCCAAGAATCACGGTTCCCCACCTTGGTGAATGTCAGTGATCCCTTCCTGTTCTTGTATTTCGGTTCACCAAAGACTTCTGTCAGATCAATCTGACCATCAGCACCTGTCAGATCAATATAATTCGTTTTGACCTCTGGAAAACTGATGTCCGGTTTTTCCTTCAGGACAAGGTTCCAGTCAGTCCATGTGTGTTTCGAACCAAACAGGATTCCTTTCATCAGTTCCCCCTTTCTTTGTGCGCAGAAATCACACCAAGTCTTCTGTCCATAGCAGGTGCAAGTTCACCCACCAAAGCACCTGTGTCCGTAACCATCTGCATGTTTGCAAGTTCCGGAAGGTACTGCAGAAGAAGGTCAAACAGTCTGTTCATCCAGTCATCAATCAGATCTTCCAGACTGGTCATGTCCGTTGCTTCCCTGATATCATTCAGCAGGTTCTGTCTTCCATAGATCATTTCGTCCCCTGCTTCACCACCTGCTTTTGCTTTTCCGGTGACCGGATTCACATCAAACACGGTCGGTTTGGTCATCAAGAAAGGGTTGTCCATTGCTTTCTTGTACCACTCAAGTGAGAAGTGCGGTGCAGAAGGTGGATTCAGACTGAAGTGTCCGGTGATCTTCGGATGTGGAAGTTTCAGTTTCGGCAACGACCAACTGAAATTAAACTTGGACTTGATGTTGCTGATTGCGTTTGAAACAGTGCTTTTTGCGCTGTTCATCACGTTGGTGATCTTGGTCTTGATGCTGTTGAAGATGTTGGACACCGTATTCTTTGCCGCATTCAGACCTGTGCTGATACTGTTCTTGACATTGTTGATTCCGTTGCTGACAGCGGTCTTGATTCCTGTCCAGACATTTGTCACGGTGGTCTTGATGCTGTTCCACAGTCCTTTCCAGAAGTTCCGGAAGGATTCCGATGTGTTCCAAAGGTGTGCAAAAATCGCAATCAATCCAACGATTGCACCGACCACAAGAACAATCGGATTTGCGGCGAGAATTCCAAAGAACGCTTTAAATCCACCGCTGACCAAGGTCAGTCCACTCTGGATCTGTGGAATGAATGCAATGAAGGATCCAATTCCACCTATCAGTTTTCCACCGATGACCAAGACAGGTGCAAGTGCGGCTACTACTGCAAGCGCAGTTCCGATCATGTTCTTTGTTCCATCGTCAAGGCCGTTGAACCAATCGGTGACCTTTTCGATTGCACCTGCAACCTTTTCCAAGGTCGGTGCAAGTGCTGTCATCAGGGATGTTCCAAGTTCAATCCCTGAATTCTTCACCCTGTTGATGGATTCCTGCACTTGGAAGGACGGTGTGTTCAGCTTTTCCAGTGCCTGTCCAACATCATCCACGTTGGATCCCATCGTTTCCACAGTGGAATTGAATTCTTCAACACCACCATTCAGAATTGCAAGACCTGCTTTTCCTGCTTCAGCGGAACCCCACAATTCGTTGTACGCAACACCACTTTCATCCGCATAGTCCTTGGTGATCTGCAGAACATCCGCAAGGGAATATCCGTCATCCATCAGTTCTTGGAAGGACTTTCCGGTCTTCTCTTTCAGGACACCACCAAGGATTGTTCCGGAATCACCAAGTTCATTCAACATACTGTTCATATATGTCGTTGCTTCACTGGTTGCAATACCCTGTTTTGTAAGGGAAACATAACCGGAAGTCAGATTGTCGATTCCCACGCCCATGGAAGATGCAGTGGGGATGATCCGACCCATGGAACCTGCAAGTTCATCAACGGTCGTTTTACCAAGATTCTGTGTTCTGACAAGCTTGTTTGCGATGTCTTCAGCTGATCCTGCTTCTTCACCATACGCATTCATTGCGGTGGTCAGAACATCCACAGCAGTGGTGGTGGATGTAAAACCTGCTCTTGCAAGGTTTCCTGCTGTTTCAACAAATCCTGCAACGTTGTCCACGGACTGACCTGCAGACAGTGCCTGATATCCTGCTTCAGCAAGTTCTGTTGCAGACAGACCAGACTTGTTGGACAGGTCTAAAAACTGTTCTGACAGGTCACTGACGGAAGTCTTGGTGGTGTCAAACAGTGTGGACATCTTGGACATTCCATCTTGGAAATCGGACGCACCCTTGACAGATCCGGTCAGCATCGCACCTGCCGCAACGGAAACAGGTGTCAATTTCTTTCCAACCTTCTCAATTGTGGAACCTGCATCCTGCATCTTTTTCCCAAGGACTTCAGACATGGATTTTGCCTTTTGGGTCGTGTCATCAATCGCCGTGTTTGCTTCATCGTTCTTCACGAAAATGGAACCAACTAATTTGAATATGTCCATTCAGTTTTCACCCCCTTTCCGGATTAAAGTTTTTCATGATCCGATATGATCTTTTAACCGTTTCGGTTAATTCTTCATCGGACGGTCTTTCTGGTTTCTTTGTCGCTGTTCCAAAATCCAAGTCACGGTTGAATTCTTCCCATGACCGCTGATCCCAAACGGACAGTTTGTGAATGTAGAATTCCCATCGGATCTTTTCTTCATGCTTCCTTTCAAACGTGTCAAGGAAGTTGCAGAACATACCTGCAGGAATCACGCTGTCCAAAAGAATAAATGGACTTGCGTATTCCCTGAACAGCAAGTCCATCAATTCCATCGGATTATTCATTTGAACAATTTTGAAACAGCCTTGAAAAAATCCTTGAACTCTGGTTTCTGGATCACATCCACGATCATTTCTGCAAAGTCGGACATGGGAAGGTCTGTGATTTCCTGCACTGAAAGACCAGATACACCTGACAGGAATTTGTATAAGTCCTGTTCACAGGACGGAAGGTTCTGCATGATGATCCCTGCAACTTCAAAGACCAGATTGAATCCAAGAACGGTGGTCTGATCCACAGTGTCATCATCGTCTTCTTCTTCTTCCTGTTTGGCCTTGAACGTGCTGACCATGGACTTCAGTCTGTCCGGTGTCAGGACGGTCTTCAGTTCCTTGAATCCGATCTTGTTCAGAATCTGAATCATGGGGAAAATGTCACTTGATTTCAGTTGTCTTAATTCCATCATTCTTCCTTCTTCTCTTTTCGATTACAGTCACGTATTCATCAGAAACAGACTGGATTTCCTTCAGTCTGCTTTCCGTGATTTCCCACACATCCCCTTCACGGTGGAATTCACCTGTGTGGATGTCGTAGAAATCAACATTCACTTTGACCTTCACTTTGTCCTCCTATTTGATCAACTGTTTTCTTTAACAGTGAGACTATACACCTGCACCGTTGTTCCGCTTTCCTGAATGAGTACAGTAACAACCATAGGAGCATCTTCCGCAAGAAGCGTGACAAACATGATTGCACTTGGAACCGATACAGACACGAACGAATTAAAACCAATGTCCCCCATGTCCAGAAAACCAGTGATCTTCTTTCCTGCGCTTTCTGCTTCCTTGATCTCTGTAAACGTCTTGTCAACGGTGACAATAGGCTTTTCAGAACTATCTTGTGACAATGTCATTGTCACAAGAAATTCAGGATCAATCCCCTGTTCGATGTGATTCAGTTTCTCAGCGGTGATAACATCACCTGTGTTCCATTCATTAGGTGTATATGCCATTCAAGATCACCATCCTTTCTGTCAAAGTTTCTTCGTCCGAATCATGTTTGTCACTTCATCATTTGTGGTGATGGTGAAAAGATCATATTCAATTTTAGATATGACGATTCCAACCGTCCCTGTGTCTTCCAAAACTATGTTGATACATGAGAATTCAAAACCATCTTCTGTTTCACGAACATCCACATACGTTTTGAAATAACCGCCGCTTGCATACCGACCGATAATTATTTTCCCTGCGTCATATGCCGCTTTGATCTGTGCATATGTCTTGTCAGACACATGACCTTCTTCTGACGCATCTGAAAACGTGACGATATAAAACAGATCACCTGATTCAACACCGTCTTCCAGATGGTTCAACTTCTCTGCAGTAATCAGGTCACCTGTGTTCCATGTCTGTTTCTCATAGGACATTCAGATCACCATCCTTTCAGGTTTTTGCAAAATCATAATAATCTTGGTCTCTATCATTCAGCGAATTTTTATAAAATCCGACTTTAACGACAAACAACCGTCCATCAAC